GCTGCTCCTAGCCCGCCTAATGCTCTTGCGATATCCATTGCGCTATCCTTTAATTAAATATGTCTCTAAACGAGGGAACCTGAACTGGGGAATAGTTTTGTCCGCCTTGATTATCCCCCCCGCCCGCTAATTTAGATCCTAACGCAGCCGCATCAAGCGCATTGCCAATCCCTTGAGCATAATTAGGATTAACGAAAGGTGTAAAAGGAACCCCTGCTTGGGCGTTGCCTCTGCTCATTTCTGACTGGGCCAACATCTCACCAAACCTTGTCTGCGCCGCAGCCTCATCAATAAACCCGCCATCAACCATCTCAACCAACATGTTGCGCTGTGCATTAATAATGCCTCGCGTGTTCGCTGCCTCATTTTCAAACGAGGTCGCTAAATTATTAGCTGTATTAGTCTCACCTGCCGCAATGTTATTACCGGCATTAGTTCTGCCTGTTGCCAAGTTAATGCCTAAGTTATTGTTAAATCTTGATACAAGATCGGCGCTATTAGCATTATTCTGGAATAACGCATTGCCCAGCCCTGTGCTGGTTCCGAGAGCCTGGCCGCCTAGTGCTGAAGCTATGTTAGCTCTATTACCACCGGCATTAGTTAGCCCCTGCATTTCAGCTTGACCACCAGCAACATTGATATTGGCTAAATTATTACCCAAACTTGTCTGAGTGTTTAACTGCTGACTACCTAAACCACTGGCTATGTTGGCAAGGTTGGAGCCTTGATTAGAGAATGACTGAAGCCCAGCCTGACCCTGAGAAGACGCAAGGTTCGCTAGATTAGTGCCGCCTGACATTGCTGTACTTGCCGCGCTGCCTGTTGCGTTTAATCCCTGACCTGATAACTGACTTAAATTAGAAATCTGTTGCTGCAAGCCCTGAGAGGCTAAGCCCTGACCAAATCTTTGCAATTCTTTCTGGACATTACCACCGCCTAAGCCTCCTGTAGCTCCTGCGCCTGCGAGGTTAGCCCGCATTCCTTGTTCTCTCAAGAAAGCCATCTGAGGGGATTCATTGTACGCCTGATCAAATGCTTCCTGCCCAAGAGATCCAGATAATGCCTGCTGCATACCAAGAGCATTCTGACCCGCTTGACGAAAAGGATCGAACATTCCCTCGGCTCGGCCAAAGGCTCCACTAATATCTGTTCTCGCCTGATCTGTTCCAGCACCAAAGGCATTTAAGCCTAGCTGGGTGTTGTCCATTATATCTTGGCGGGCTACATTAGCTTGGTTTTCAGCCGAAGCTAACCCAGCTTGATAGTTTGTATTTAGATTGCCAGTAGCCGTTCCTTGAGCAGCCCTCATTGCCGCTATGCCTTCAGCAGTGCTAGAGGTAATGTCATCACGGGCTATCTGAGCTTGGTCTGTTGCAACGCCTAAGCCTTGATTGTACTGGGCTTGAAGCATGGCATTGTTCTGAGCGTTAGAAGCATTTAATGCGTTGATAGCCGCTGTCACACCACCAGTAAGAGCCTGCTCTGAGCCAGCTAGACCGGTCCTCGGGTCAGCTTGTGTTTCTGGGGTTTCAAAGTTAGTGCTAGTTACTCCAGTATTTATACTGACACCCTGCCTTGCATTGTCCATCTGAGCGGGGGAATAATTAAACCCGTTAGTGAATATCTCTTCGACAAATTCAGGAGGCGCTGAATAAAAATTCGCCACGTCTTGAATGCTGGCAACGCCAGAAGACACCAGCCTATTCATGGCTTCTGCGTCTGCCATTGTTCCTGTGTTCTGAGTAAACGCTGAAGGGTCGCTGCCTGTAAGGCTCTGGATTATTATATTAGGGTCGACCCCAAAGTGTGAGGATACATCGTTTATCGATACCTCTCCCGCGTTTAATAAAGCCGTAACCCCGTTTACTGCCTCAGCGGTAAAGTCCTGACCCGCTTCGGGAATTGTAAACCTTTTTAGTTTAGCCAGGGACATTGCGACCTCCTAGTGGTGATCTTTGTGATTCTGTAAAAATGTTTTGAACTTGTTGGGCGGTAAACGGTTGATTTTGAACGCCGTTAGACTGAGGCAAGCTCCTTGCTGGACCGCCTAAAGCTGGCCGAAGTCCAGCGTCTATCTCTTGCCTGCCAAAATTATCATAGTGAGACTTAGCAAACCCCTCCAGTGTATTAAACTGAGGATCGCCCCCTTCAATTAAGGCTTGTTTGTTCATTTCATAATCTTGGGCTATGTCTGGGTTTTGAGCTAGATATGATTGCGCGTCGAATGATGTCCACTCAGACACCCCGGAATCCGCATAAGTAGGCACGGCCATAGAAGAAAAGTTCATTGGCTCTGGGTTAGTCAATCCAGTTAAACCACTGAACCTGTCAGTGAGCTGTTGATTCTGCAAAGCGCCAAAATCTACATCATTGCCAAGAATTGCATTTCTGCTGTTTTCTCTTCCTGCCAGCAGTGCTTGCCGAGCCATGTAGCTGCCTTCTCGCATTGTCTCCATACTAGGTAGAAAAGTCTGTCCTGCCAGCAATAGGTTTCTATTCATCCCCTCTTGTCGTGCGCCTTGTGCGTTATTGTATGCAGGGGTTAAGGCTTCTATGCCTCTATTGTATGCGGAATCAACTATGCCAAGGGTATCTTGACGGTTCTCTTCTTGGAGTTTGGCTTGTTTCTTTCTGGCGTTATAGTCCAAGCCAGAACCGACAAGGCTTGCGCCCGCTCCTGCAAGTGCTGCTGCTGTTACCGCGAATGCCATTATTCTTTCTCCAATAATTTATCTAGGCTTTCGCCATCGATTGTTTCGTATGTAGGAATAATGTATTCCTGCTCAACCAGCTCAACGCTCGGTTCTTTATCCCAAGGAAGGCAGTTAATCCAAACAGCATCCTCAACTGCGTAAATAGCTTTTTTTGTAAGCTCTCCCGAGACAAGAGTGTAAGGAGCCTCAAGCTCTACCCTACCCTTGTCTGTAATAGCTACAACCCTTCCCTTTGATAGTATATTCACATTGGAGTATTTGTGGATCGCGCCGGTAATCACCACCCCTGCGGGTATGTGTAGCTCTCTCGTATAGAGCCCGTGGCTGAAGTAATGATTGCACTCAAGCTCAGTAGCTTTAATGTTATTAGGGCTTTCAAGTATCGCTTTCTCAAGCTCTGCCATCTGTTCTCTGTGCTTCATATTTACTAATTGATTCATACCGCTACCCAGCCCTTTAAGATATCCCCAGTAATTGATGGAGACATCTTCCTGTATTCTATAGATCCAGTAGATCCATTTTTGTCAATGTATAAGCTGTACTGTCTAGCCCCAATAACCCCTTCAGGACTGCCCGCTCCAATTATAGGGATGCTTAAACTTACATCCTGTGTGAATTGTCTGAAAGGCGATGCCATCGTTCCATTTGATTCAACTATTGGCTGCGCTACATTAAGCAATGGACCCGTCATTTATCACCCCCAACAATGTTAGCAGTAAGTCCAATAATCACAGGCTTTACCGCGTCCGTTAGAGTGAATCTAAATATCTCAAACCGAGCGGCTCTTCCGTTGCGTCTCCAGATTGCTCTGTGAGTGTACTCGCCTATCTTACCAATGCTTCTGGATATTGGACCGCTCCATGTCTTGCCGTCTTTACTTCTTTCTAATGTAATATGAGGGTCTAGTACGGCATCATTGCCGACTCCTGACTCGACGGTAAGCTCTAAGCTAGGAAAGAAAACGGCCTGCATGTTGTTTTGAAAAGGCTGAGTTGCAATTCTTCGGATAATTTCGCTACCGTATTCGGTATAAACGTCAGGGTCTAATCTTCCTATCCTCCCGTCTACTATGTCCCCGCAAAGAATTTGATTGTATGCCTTGACTATAGAGGCCACTCTAAACGCTCCTAGCGAACTTCCAATGACAGACTTACGTTCATGCCATCTCTGAGATGCTGTGTCGTAGACGAGCGTTGTGGACGGCAGGCTGAAGCCTATGAAGTATGCCCCTTTGCTTGCGTAAACCCAGCCGTAAATAGCTTTGACTTGGGACTCTGTTAAACCTGATAAGATTGCGTCTATTGCTGTCGTTGATAGCTTTACCGTTGAATTGCCACTTAGACCCCAAATAGCAGTCGACTCGTTCTGACCCCCGCCGACCCACATAAAAGTATCTTGTGTGTTAATTAGGGAGTGCGGGGCAAAGCATCCTTTCTGTAGGAACAATCCAGTTCTTTGAAACGGGAAATCAGCACCCCCAATGTTTTGAAATGCCTCAAACGTCTCGCTGCCGCCTATGAATACTTGGTTCTTATAAACTACAGGGGCCACAATATCATCTGGATCAGATTCTGCTGTTCCAAAGTCTAGCGCGTTATATGCCATCCCGTTGTTAATAGAGCTGACAATAAACTTTTTCGAGTCTGTTGTTACTAAAAAATAGCCGTCAATAAACACCACAAACTGAGGGACACCATTAGCGTCAAAATCATCATCAACTATCTGCTCAAAGGTATCGTCTACATGATTGTAAATGTACCCATCGCCACCCGGAACCAAGACCATCATCTGAGTGCCATTGTCGGCCATCGACACACGAGCGTCACCTGTGACAGTCCCTAGCGCAACTAGCGTATAGTCATCGCCAGATTTATCCAGCCTGTACAATACAGTCCCGTTTACAAAATATGGCTTCCCAGCCATTTCATGGGAGCCTCGGTTAATTTCTTGAATATCCCCAGATGTCGCTAATTGCACTAGCCCCTCTGTACCAAAGAGAGTCTCAGCGAACAAACCACCTTGTGTTATATTCGGATACCAATTAGTACACTCTTGCGCTGAAATAGGTAGTGAGTCGCTGACATAGAACCCATTGGCAATAGGTAGCTCAATAACAGGCATTTAAGCCTCCGCGCCAAAGATTGCACTTAACACTTCTAGGTTGTCAGTAGAAGTTTCGTTCTGAATAAACATTTCAACATAATCATTTGTGGACATCTCAATATTTGCATAGGAGCATAGGTTTCTATAATAGCTTGCAGAAGTTGTCGCAGTTACCTTTGTATCCGCCCTAACCACTCCATTTAGGGCTATATAGATAGACATATCCCTATAGGTTCCTGTCGCCACTGTTAGACTTAGTATAGCGTGAATTGTGATCCTTCGGGTATCTGACCCATTGTAAGTGATCCTCCCCGCAGCGTTGCCAGTAAACCCTGACTCATTATCTGAGACAAAGGTTCCTGCTACCAAAACCGGAGTCGCTGTCGACGCTATCACTGTGTCTGTTGTGTTTCCCTGCATTGTAACTTTAGCAAAGGCCACTGATGCCTCGCTTGCCGATACAGTAACGTAATTGCCTGTAGCTGTTAGCGAGATACCAGTGCCAGAGACAAGGCTCGCCACAACAGGATTGGTAGCTGTAGTATTAAGGAGCAGGGGAGTTCCTGTCGCGTCAGCAGTAAAAGTATGTGTTAAGACTATCCCATTGCCTGCCGAAACATTTGCGCTTACTCCAGAACCATTTTCAATATTACGTATCTTATTGACAGATCCGTCAGTATCTAAAACAGGAGCGCCAGTAACCGCGCCCGCTTGGACTATGGTTCCCGTCACACCAAGACCTGAAAGAAAATCAGTGTAAGGTATCTTGAAGTTAGAACCATTTACGACATAATCAAAAAAAGCACCATCCTCGACAGTGCTTTTTGCTATGAATAGGCTTTTCTTTCTGCCCTGAGCCCTATAAGTCATACGGTACTTACCTCTAAGCCTATTGCGCCAGTAGATTCGGCTAGTATTTCCGCCTCTTGGTCTGGGTAGAAGTTCCCACCAAACCCAAAAGACCTATCCTCATTGCCAGAGCCAACAGGGAGAGTGCTTGGATTTAATGTTGCACCCATTTGTTGACCGATAATTCTCATGGTCGAAAGCCCCTCTTTGGCCGCAATTCCTAGCGCCTGAGAAATTACTCCCCCATAGTCAGGGGACACCTCGATAGCCATGTTAGCGATAAGCCCCCTCAAAGCTCCCGTAGGGATTGTTACTATGTCTCCAAGGTCATTGACCTCGGTATAGCCTAACATAATGCCATTAGCGTCAAGCTGTGCCATAAAATTGTTCATTGCAAAGATGAAGTCTTGGTATTCAGATGCCTCAAGCGGAGCTTCAGAAGCCTGTACTAAGATCCTTTGCAGAGATGCCTTTGCTACCTGAGCCACTGTTGCCATTATTCAAAAGTCGCCGGTTTTGCCGGTTTCTTGCCTTTCTTCTTTGCGGTTTCAGCAGCCTTCTTTCCTGCTTTGGTGTATGGGAATTTCTTACCTTTAACCATTGGCATGATGTGACCTCTTTATGCGGAGATTAGAAAAAGGGAGCCGAAGCTCCCCTTGACTATTTTACTATCTTAAGCGCCGTAACCCTGACCCGCGAAGAACGGGTTAAAGCAGGCATAAGCTGGAAGTAAATCAAAACGAATCTTTTGCGTGTTGGCATCTCCATCGGCATACTTAGAGATCCGAATAGACATACCATCGCTAGTTGTAGCAACAGTGTCTGTGGAGTACAGCTTAGGAAGCTTAACTGTGCCTAATCCAAACGCTTGCTTAGTATAGAACAAGTTAGGCTGATAGACAGTGCCTGCCGCGCCGAGGATAGTAACCACCGCATCATTAGCAGGGGCAGCATCAACAGTGTTGTACTGTCCGTTTGCCTCGTAGATAGCCGCTCCAGATACAACAATCTCCGCTGCATTAGTATTGATGGTCACAGTGCTTAGTACAGTGCCGACCCAAGGAACCGGCGCACCAGCCGCATCAAGCAATACCTGACGAGTGCTAATGTTTAGCTGATTCACTCCAGCTATGGTCACCTGGTCTCCTGCTACGATGGTCCCAGTTCCCAAGGCATCAATAGCCAAAGTCTGAGTCATTGTATCCTTAGCCGCCAAGTATGTAGCGTTAGGCGCTGCTGACAATGCGCCAGTTCGGTCAACGGTTGAGCCAGAAGTGTAGCTAGACAGTGAGTTGGTCGATAAAGCCATCATGCCGCCAAAGTTATTGGATATCTGTGCTTTTTCCCATGCTGTTCTAACAAGCCCGTCAGCAGCCGTTAAGCCAGTCTGAGCAGACGCTAATGCAGTAGTGGTAAAAGGTGACATCAAGTAATACTTCTCATCCGACATCGGTACACCGACACCGTCCATCATTGCACCAGCACCAGCAATATCTGACCATGCGTCAACGGCAGTACCGCGAGCGCCATAGCTAAGGCCAGTGTTTGTGCGTATGAATTTAGCGTAATCTAGCTCTAAGTCAGTAACAATACGTCTAGCCATTGGCTCAAGGATTGTATCTAACTGATCTAGTTCTAAAGCCTCTTCAACATTCCCCCACTCTGTAGCAGCGGTGAAGTAGTCTTGAACCGTACCAGTCGCCTTGCCTGCAATGATGTCTGACTTGTCTGATCCAGAGATATCGCCGCCAGATGTGCGGATAGAGTTGTAATCGTGGGGACGTTTAAAGTCCACTGTACTGCCGCTAGAAGGACTGAACTTGCCGCTTAATAGCTGAGTGTTGGTTGTTTTCGTAACCACACGTGAAGACTCAAATGCGTCCAAAAAGACCCGCGCAACTTTGCGGGTGACGTTTGCTTGTAAATTATTAGCCATGCTAATTTAATCCTATTCAAATGTAGCGCCTGCCGGTCCTCTAGGTTTAGGAGACTTTCCTGCGCTGTGGGGGCTTTCCAGAGGGTCTGGAGCGCCATTTACCTTGGGTTTAAGAGCAGCAGCCTTCTGCTTAATCTGGGTCGCTATCCGTACCGCAGCCTGAGCTGGCGATAGATGGCTTAACTCTTCCAGTTCGATTGGATTCTTAGAGAGATAGGTCGTAATTAATGGGCCTTGCTCATCATCCAGAATAAACTGGACTACATCGTTATTGATGCCAAACTGCGCCACCACATTAGCCGCGACCTGCAACTCTTCTGCCTTAACCCCTAGCCTTTTAGCTGCCTGAGAATAAGACTCAACCCTTTCGTTTAAAGCTTCGTACTGCTTTTTATCTTGCTCATGCTTAAGACTCTGCTGCTGTTGGCTTATCGCCTTCTGCTGTTGGTCATAAGCAAAAGCATTTCGCATGGCCTCATCCCTTTGCGCGTAACTCCTTTTGTACTCCTCGTCAGAAAGTGCATAAGGGTCTGGTGCTTGGGGTATTTGTGGCCTGCCCTGTTTAGGTAGCTTTGCTTGTAGCTCTGTCAGTTGCCTTTGAAGATCTTCTGCTTCTCGCTGAAACTTCCGTTCTTTCTCGTGAGACTTAAAGACCTTCTTGTTAATGGCATCGTCAAAGACACGTTGCTGTTCTACACTAAACTTTACTTTCGCAGTTTCCTGCGACTCCGACGCTGACTCGGCATCTTGATCCTCATCAAGATCTTCGGTCTCTACCTCCTCCTCTTCTAATGAAACGTCTTCATCATCCAATTCGTAGTTGTCTTCCGGTTGCAGCTCGCTCATATCTTGCCCTTGTAGGTAAATGCCACAGATAAGGATGTGTGCCTGTATTAATGCCAATAATACCATATTATGGTCAAAAGCAATACATTGTGGTTAGATTGACCAAATCAACAAAACTGATAAGGAATAGTTATGAATGATTTATATGAATTGTTTGAAACGGACGACCCTTCTCAAATGGCAGATAGACTAATGCAGTTGATAAGAGAGGCGATAGAAGACGAGGGTCACACTGAGGAGACTCTGGAGGTAATCAAGGAGATGATAGACGAGCTGACGGGTTTAGTGGGATAGAGCCCTATCTAAGCAGCCCCAGACATTGACCTTCCGTATATCCCTGATAGCAGGTTTGCACTGTCAGCCTTGGCTGGGTCAAACTCTGCGTTAGTAGAGCGGATGTTCTTAGGGTCGAATATAAGGTAATGAGTTGCAGGTGTGTAAGTTCCATAATCCGCATTATCTGAGAAGTTCTTAATTTTAATGCCGTCAAACCCCTCCTCCTTTGCCTTGGTGGCCCAAGTAGCAAGTTGGCTATCGTCTAAATCTGACATTGTTGCCCCATCGACATCGACCTCAAACAAGTTGCCGCGTATTCTTGCCGAGATTATGTTCTGCCCTCCCCCGTCAATAAGCTCGCCGCTTTGCTCTAACTTTTCCGCTTGAGCCATTAAATCGTGCGATTTATCCCATTCTCCCGCTCTTTCTGCTGCGTTTGAGGCATCTACCAGCCTTTGAACGGGCATATCTTCCGAGGCCATTTTAGCGTAACCAGCAGACACCTCTGGATTATCTGAAAACCAAGTGCCCATCTTTGCGCTTTTAGCCCTTGTAACAGACCCGCCAAACTCTTTGGGATTAAATTCTTCAATATCTGCCGACGTACCTGTATAAACAGTTTCGGGCAAGAAACCACCCTCTTCGGATCTCTGCATCCTTGCCGCTGTTGACGGGTCCAGCCCCCTCAGTGATGACTGGCTTCCTGTTGGGGATATATCTCTTAGAGTAGACCTATTATACTCTGGAGCGGCTTGAATAGACTGCTTGAGAGTCATTCGAGAAGTTGCATCGTCAGCAGGGTCAAAATAGCCTTGGACGGTTCTCTCTCCTCTATCCTTTGCCTCCCAATAACGATGAGAACCGTCCATAATGGTTAGCTTCCCGTCGGCTCCTTTAGATACAAGTATCGGCCCTGAGGTTTGACTTTTGTTTACCCTCAGCGAGTCGCTGATTAAAGGCTTTAAATCATCTATATTAAAGTCTGTTGCGTGCGGGTAAAGATTGCTAGAACCTTCGCCTATATCTCTAAGTGTAGACCTTGCGCCCTTTGCTGCCTTGGATGCAAGCCCGCCCACTATAGGGACCGCCCCCACCATGTTAATTACAGCTCCTAACATATCGCCCTGATTAAAGGATCTACCTGCATCCTCTAGGGCTATAGCGTCTCCTATCACGGGAGCGAAGTCTGCTGCCGTATTAATGCCATCGGCAAGGTTAAGAAGTCCAGTCCTATAGCCTCCTTCCAAGCCTGTCGCGTCTATCCCATCTCTCATTAGATTGCGTAATGTAGACCTAATACCAGTATTGTTGGTTACTGTTGCCTGAAATCTAGGGACTTCAGAGGAAAGGAGTTTTTCTCGCTGTACCTCTCTAGCTAAAGCCCTAAGATCAACGCCCATTGGCTATAGCCTCTAACTCTTGAGGGCTTAAAGATCTAAGCATCTCCCTCATTCGCTCCTCTTCCTTAATTCTCTGCTGCTCTTGCATTTGAGTAATCTTCTGCTGGTTGTTAAGTTCTTCACCAAATGACTTTATGTTGCTCATATCTATCGTGGCCCCAGCCTGCTCTGCCTTGACCTGAGTATTCATTCTGTCAGTCTCAGCCCTGAAGCCGTCTATCTGAGCATCTGATTGGTTGTCAGCCATAAGCATCTGTAGCTTCTGAGCTTCTAACTGTAGCTTTATCCTTTCGTTATTGAGCTTCTCTTGGTCTATCTGAGCCTTGAGCATTTCAGCTTGAGCTTTTAGCTGCTCGGCTTGAGCCATAACCATTGCGGGGTCAGGTGGTTGTTGGCCCTGCATCTGTGCCTGCGCCTGTTCTCTTTCCTGCCGTTCTTCGTCAGTTAATTGAGACTCTGGAATAATGCCAGCAGAAAGCATCTGCTCTCGCTTGCGCTCAGATATCTGCGTAGCAGCAGGGGTAGAGATGTTCTGTAATAACAAGTCACCAGCCATCTGCATTAACGTAGGATCAACTTGCGCGAGCTTGGTAATTGCTTCGACTGTTTCCTGCTGACGGTTCTTAAAACTGGCCCCAGCTTTGCATATAACATCATAGATGCCTTGCGATAAATCATTAAGGGTTACTATTTTCCCTGTCTGCTCATCGATGATCTGATTATTGATGTCAGTCATATTATAAGTGTCGTCTTCTCTTAGCACTCTGACAACTCTCTGAGTATCGTATACTTTAGGGATGGCATCTTTTAACAATCGGCCAGTTGCGCCTATAGCAATCTCCATAGCCCTAGTGTAGTTGTAAGTAGCATTGTCGCCTTTGTTTTGTAGTTGGCGGATAGCCACTCCTGACTGGGCATTAGGATTGTCACCCATGTTGGCCGCGAACATGCCAGAAGAGGCGTTCATCATCCCCTGCATAGCCTGAGCTATAGTTCTTAGCCCGCCGTTAATCTGCGCCCCACCCTGCTGTTGGGGGATACCAGGAGCTTCAGGGTCTTGGTTGTAAAACTGTACGGGATCGGCATTAGTGTTCAGGGTTTGGAGAGTTTTCTCATGCCCTGCCGCTTGACCGGGGGTCATCCAATACTTGGCCCTTGGTGCTAAGGCTCCCTCTTCTATCTCTCTTGATAGCGCATAATTTAGAACCCTTTGAGGGTCCAGTAATTTCTGTACAACGCCGTAATAGATAGTCTTGTTCTCGAATATCTTAAAATTACCATAGACCGGGACAACGGGTATTCTGTTAAAAACAGTCTTCTTAGCCTCTTCTAACCAATCCTTACCATCAAAGTATCTCGAGCAAACGATATGACCCTTTCGCGTTCGTCTTTTAATCTCTGTGACCCCAATCTTTTCAAGGTCATCAACAACAGATTCAAAGTCATCATCGACTTCGTGGACCTGCCCGTTAGACATCATTACCAGCTCTTTATCCTCGCTCTCAAGATACAGAAACTCTCCGACTACAACAGCCTCAGCCTTGTCAAAGTATGCGTCTCCATCTCTGTCCTGAGATACTGATTCTCCAGATCCTTCGGGCCATCTGTTCTCGTACTCATCGGGGGCCATAGGATGCAAAACGAAAGCATAACGAGAGTCTGACTTGTCTTGAAGCTCGGCAGATGAATCAAACCATACCCTGTCGATAGGATTGGCTATCTTCTCAAGCATGAGATCCTGGTCAAATGAGTTGTCATCTGCATACTTCTGGCTAACTCTCCACGCATCAAACCCACTTGTAACCATTCCGCGACAGGCTTGAGCGTATATCTGTTTAGCACTGGATAGGTTTTCTACGTTCCTGATAATGCCGTCATAGGTCATAGCGATATCTTTTGTTGCATCGCCTCCAGAAGGAGAGACTCGTATATCAAAGTCTGCCTGCTCAATCTCTGATGATATTTGAGATACTATTGGGCTAACCTGATCGAAGGTATAGCGGGGCTTGTCTACATTAGAAGTCCACCATTGGGGCTCCCACTGTCCATCCTTCTTATCTACAAAGAGATGAGCTTCTCTGGCATTATCCCTGTTATCGCTTTCAGTTTGTTGGCAAGACGATAATAGATTAACGACACTCTGATGCTCTTCGTACTTATCCTTATAAGATAGATCAGCCCCAGTGTATTCAGCCGACTCGTCTTCAGAGTTCTCGCCTTGCTCATTTTCATACTTAGACATCTCAGCCCCATCCTTTAAATGTGAGTGTAGTAGCAGACTTCAGAACCGCTTTTGGTGAATACATAGCCATCATTAGCGCGTCACCCATGTTCGGAGAGGGTAGCTGGTAAGGTTTTTTAGCCATGTCTATTTTGCTCATTATCTGTATTTTACCATTGTTCCCGCGCTTTTGTGGGATTCGACAAACCTCAGAGCGCAACTGGTCTAATACAGCAATGTCAGATGATAATGAGACCATAAGCTCAGGGTCAATGTACTCGTTGTTAGTCACAGCTCGATAAGTAGCATAGAACCTGTCTCTAAGCCTCCACCAATACTGAGCTCGTTTATTTAAGAAGGTGTCCTTATTAGATTTCGAGTCCTTTCCAGAATAGGGGACGTTAGCATCGTCAGGAGATTCTGAGCCTCTGAACTGGTGCTTCTGCATCTTAGTAGACTCAAGCTCTTGGTCTACTTGCCTCTTTAATGATATGCCTAAGCCGTCACAGTCCCACACAAACCAATCCGCGCCACAGTTTCTAGCCTTGGCTAAGGCCCAGTCCATACCTTGATTGACATCACCTGTCACCATCTCATCAACCTCTAGCACTACCGAACCCTTGCGTAATGCCCAGCCCTTACTATCACCGCCTTCGTCAGACGGATCGTGAGAGGCTATCTTCGCACCGGTTGCTTCAAAGCCCAGCTTGACGTGAGCATCTATAGCTGCATCGAACCACTCTGAAGGGATAATTGAGTCTTCAACATCATCCAGAAATGCTCCCTTCCATATATGAGAGAAAAGAGCGGGAGACATAGACGTTCTGTCGTGCTCCATCTCTTCGAGGAGGACCGTAGGCACAAAGGGATTGTCTTCAATGTTGATGATTATTATTAGGTGTAGGTCGTCTTCGTAGAAGCCGTCTCGAATAAGCTCCTTTTCGTAGGGCTTGATGAACCTTTGACTGAATGCGTCAGCACTAGACCTGGGGTTAGCAGAGAACCATATTTCTGACCCTTCCTCTCTCAGTGTAGGAGTTAAGGCCTTGAGGCTGTCTGCGCTTATTGTCTGTGCTTCCTCGACCCAGAACCGTCGAAAGCCGTGCATCGACTTAACCCCTTCAGGATTTCTAGCCAGCCCCCTGAATTTAAACATTGGGTCATCATTAAAAAGGATCTGGTTGTTCTGCACCTCAAAGCCTTGCAGAGAGAGTCTCTCTATCTCGGACTTAAGCAGAGCATGGACAGAGTCATCAATGGAGTTCTGAAACTCTCGGAAACAAGCCGTCTTTACATTCTTGGTCATTGCATCCATTAAGCACAAGTCAGCAAAGGTCATTGACTTGCCTGATCCCCTCCCACCAATGGCTATCTTAAATCTTTTGGGAGTGTTGATGAACTTGCCCAGCTTCTCAGGCACTTGCATCTTAGGCATTGCCGACAATTTCTACAGTCCACTTCATATCCACATCAACATCAATTGGTTCACCATCTCTACCGCTTATCTCCTTCCTCTTGGTTTCTGTCCATCCTGCTTGGTGAGATAGGTAGAACTTGGCTGCTGTAACATCGCCGTCAAGAGCCTTCTGAGCCAATGATTTAGCGACCTTGGTAATTCCAAGCGCCTTCCCCTTCCTATACGCCTCAGAAAGCTCTGGCTGTCTTTTAAAGGCCGCACGTAACGTATTGGGAGTGCAACCAAAATACATAGCTAGCTGTTTCTGGCTTAATACGTCAGATAGGTCTTTGCACTCTGCAATTTCTTCCCCTGTGAATACTCTTGGGGGTCTGTGAGAAGGATTGGCTACCTTGTCTTCCATATCTCTTAATCCAGCTAATTACTTGTTGACTTGTAGTGATATATTAACATTGATCAGGCTTATTCACTATACTTCGCTTGCCGTCTCCCCTCTTCAGTATTTAGGTTATTCGGCTTTACGGGCTAGATGCCATCATAGTAAGTAGCGGAAGGATCAACCCTTTGCTGTGCCCCTGCAAGACTACCTAGCGCTCTATTGGATTCTTCAGGAGGATTAGGTAGATCACGAACTCCCTCAAAACTCCTGCTAGTAATATCTTGGCTAAACTTCGTGGTTGTAGTCTCCTCTGTGTCCTTCACAGGCTCTACAAGGGTAACGTGGTGAAAGGTAGGTATCATGTCGCGAACTGCCTCTGTTGCGTCCTTGGCTAATACTGTGCGCGTAGTCTCACTCATATCTTGCTTAATACCTGT